ATCAGGACCACGAAGTCCTTGTTGGTCACCTCGACGGAGGGGGTTCGGTTCCACCGAATGCACCCCTCTCCATCAAGGAGACCAGCAGCGTAGGCGTTCAATGTGTTTCGGCCCAATTGGCCCCCACTCGGTACTCGCCGTCCAGTTGACATCGGAAGTCATATGCCTTCCGGCCTGACGAATGGCCTGTACCACGATCTTACCAACACGGGTTGAGTCCTTGGGCAAAGCCATGAATTGATACTCGTCATGCACGGCGGCGACCTGTTCGACTTCCAGTCCAGCGGACTCGAACTCGTCCCAAGCGAGGACACAGGCCAACTTCATCACCACGGCACCAGCGGACTGGAGCAGGGTGTTGAGCGCGGCGTGTTCCGACCGGGGATACAGGGGTCGCCCGTCCAGTCCACGCAGGAAGCCGTTCTTGGCCAGAGCCGCAGCAACATCCTCCTTGAGTCGGAGGTACGCCGGGACCTTGGCCTCGAAGTTGGCACGGGCCTTGGCTCCGGTCTTCTTGTTGCCACCGAGGACCATGCCCAACTTGTCGTTCCCCGCACCGTAGATCAGGGCATAGATCGCTCCCTTGGCTTGGTTGCGGGCAGCCTTGTGTTCGGGGTTGGCCTTGTCCTGCACCGCGTCCTTGGTCAAGCCGAAGGCGATGGCGTTGGCCCAATGGATGTCGCCCTCAAGGATCGCCTTGGTGTACTCGCCGCCGTCATACCGACCGAGGTAATGGGCAAGGCAACGAAGTTCCAGACCAGCCGCATCCACGCCGACGAGGTCCCAGCCCTTGGCTGCGACAAACAGGCTGCGATACTCGGGAGCCGAAGGAATCTGAGCCATGTTGGGATTGCGGTGGGTGCAGCGTCCCGTGATGGCTCCGTTGGTATTGACCCGGCCATGGAGCCGTCCATCGGCAGCCACCAACTTCAGCCACGCCTCGTCGCCATCGGCCAACTGCCCGAGCCGCTTCTGGATGGTCAGGTAGTCGCTGAGGAGTTTGGCCTCGGGGTAATCCAGAGAAGACAGAACGGCCTCGTCAACTCGGGGCTTGCCATCCGGGGTCATCTCCGTGGGCTGCCAGCCGTACCGTGCGATCAGACGCTGCGAGATCTGGAGGCGGCTGCCGGGGTTGAACACCTCGACCTTGGCCTTCAGCGGCTTGCCAGTCTTGGGAGAGACACGGGGGATGGTGATGGGTGGGAACGCCACCTGAAGTTCCTGTTCGATGGCGAGGCTGGCCTTCAGGAGATCGCCGTGCAGACGCTGGGCTGCCTTGACATCGAAGGGAAAGCCGTTGCGCTCCTGCTTGCGGATGATCTCCGCGAAGTTGTGTTCCAGTTCGCAAGCGTCCAGAGCCAGCGGCATGGCCGAGTGGGACATCAGGTGCTTGTGCAGGGCGATGGTGACCCGCACATCCTGCTTGCAGTACTCACGCAGTTCCTCGGTGTCCTTGGTGAACTCCGGGGCCTGTGCCTTCAGCATCCCGAGGCGGTAGCCCCAAGCCTTGAGCGACTGGCTACCGATCAGTTCCTTGGGGAAGTCCTTGGTCTGGAAGTCCCGCTCACGCTGGTCCGCATGAAGCAGTCGTGCCATGACCAAAGTGTCGGTCAACTTGCGGACCTTGAAGCCAAGGTGCAGCCGCTTGATGGCGGGGATGTCGAAGGACTGGATGTTGTGGCCGATGACCTCATCCGCGTTCTGGAGCAGGGTCAGGCCGTCCTTGATGTCCACGATCTCAGGCTCTGCACCGTCAATGCTGACGGCCATGCAGAGGATCTTCTTCATGTCGCTGAGGTTGATCCAGTCGTGGATGTCGTTCGTTTCGATGTCGAAGTAAATAGTCTTCACGGTCGTTCTCCTTTTAGTCTAGGATCCTAGAGCAAGTCGTTGAGTGTCAGGTTCTGCTTGGCAAAGTGGGCCCTGAACTTCTTCATGGTCAGGTCGTGTATCGCCTTGGCTTCTGGTCCTGTGATCGGGTCCTCAGGATACAACTTGTTGTACTCACGCGCAAGGGCTTCCCAACTGTGGCTCTCCGGATCGACCTTCTTTCGATCCACGCGGATCGGCCGATTGTCGTACCCGTACTTCACGATGGTCGAGACCAACTGCGGGCTGATGTGGAATTGACGGGCGATGTCCACCCGCTTCATCGTGGTCTGGCCCAGCCGCTTAATCTCGGAAACTTGGTCATCCGTCAGGCTTCGCTTACGCATCCTTGGCCTCCGTCAGGGCTGTCCAACTCAGGGGGAACTTGACACCACAATGATGAGCAATCCCTTCTGCAATTCCTCGGGTCTCAAGTTGAGCGTCAGAACCTGTCCGCTGGGAAACGACACGAAAGAATGCGTAGAGAGAACCTGTCCAGATCCATTCAGTATTGAGGCTCTGAGGCAGGATGGCTCGGGCTTGCTCCGGGCAAACACCTTCCCGAAGAAGCGTTTCATAGGTGCGAACGGCGAGGTGGACGGCATAGGCGTAGTCTGCATGGAGTCGTTCATTCTGCACGGGCTCCTGAAGGCTTCCCTGCTTGATGTCGGGAGATGCCTTGCGGAACGTCATAGGAACCCAAATGCTGGGGTCGTTCTTCACATAGCGGCGGCTTACCTCGTTCCACGCCAGACCGACCTGATGCTTGGCCAGTTGTCGTGCCACGAAGATCGGTGCCTTGATCCGGAACGACAGGCAAGTGTGGGCAAAGGGAGACCAATGCTTGTGCTTGGCGAGGTACTTGATGAGTTTGGCGTTGTCGGTCAGGGTGTAGAAGTGCGAACGCTTGTCGAAAGAAACGCGGGCTGCATTCACGACCGACATATCCGTGCCCATGAAGTCGATGAGGGAAACAGAATCAGATTTCATCGTTCATCTCCATCTCGACTTCGTGCAGTCGGCCCGTGGTCTTGCAGTAGCGGAGGCACCCGGCCATTCCGGTGTCTCCCGTGAATCGGTTCTTCAGGACGCGGAGGTTCAGTTCGTTGGGATTCTCGCCCTGCTGGTTGCGCTCCAGTCCGATCACAGCGTCAGCCAGTTGGGCGATGGAGTGAGAACCCCGCAGTTGAGACAGGCTGGTCGATGCGCCTTCCTCATGGCCCCTGTCTCCATCGGGTCTGCGGAGGTGGCTGACCACGAACATGGCCGCCTGTGTCTCCTCAACGAGGGAACGCAGCGAGGTCATGGCGTTGTCGATGAGCCGCCTCTCGTCCCCGTCACCCAGCCCGCTCACGACGATGCTGAGGTGGTCGAGGAAGATGTAGTCGCAGCCGCAGGACTTGATCATGTACCTCGTCCGGGCCAAGAGGTTCTCCGGGTCTACCGATCCGAAGTGGTCGAAAAGTACAACCTTCGCAACGGTCGCATCGAAAGCCTCTCGCTTCTGCTCCTCAGAGATGCCACGATCTGCCCAAAAGTAGGGCGGCGTGTTGAGATGGATGCCCATGAGATTACGACCAGTTCGCTTGACTGATTCTTCCAGCATGAGCAAGCCCACCTTCTTGCCGGATCGGAGCAGATGGCACACCATCTCTCGACAAACAGAGGACTTGCCGATGCCCGTGCCCGAGGTGAGGACAACCAGTTCGCCCTTACGGATGCCAAGGAGTTTCTCGTTAAGCGATGACCACGGGTATGGAGTCGAATCGTTGGCATCGTCTTCGTTGACGGTGTCCCACAGATCGCCTCCAAGTACCACGCCATCCGGGCGATAAGCCTTCGCACCATAGACCGCATCGATCACCTTCTTGCCTTCGCCCACGACATGGGCCTCGTTGGCATCCTTGAAGCCGGGAATCGTCCCGATCTTCGCCTTGCCCGGGGTCAGCAGCATGGCGCACTCCTTGGCGGCCTTGCGCCCGGGCTCATCGTCATCGAACATGATCACGATGGAGTCGAACTTCTCCAGCCACTCAAGGTTGTGCTGGAACGCCTTGAGGGCTCCTGCTGCACCGGAAGGGACGGAGACAACTGGCCACTTGTTGCCGAAGAGTTGGCTCACGGTGAGGGCATCCACTTCCCCCTCGACAACCGTGACCATGCGGCCTCCGTCCCTCCACAGGTGCATACCGTACAGCGGCAGGGACTTCGTGTCCCCGAGGCTGATGAAATCCTTCGAGGGGAAGCGCAACTTCTGCGCCACCACCTCACCGTCCCTGACATACTGCGCGACTTGGACGGTCTGGTTGTTGAACTTCCCGAGGCCGTAGCCCCAGAAACGACAGGTGTCCTCGCTGATGCCCCGCTTGTTCAGGGCCGCGAATTCCACCGGGATGAGATCTGTCCGCTTCAGAAGGACAGATG